AAAAAAATGGAAAAGTGTAGCAATACGCAGAGAAATCGTTGATATAGCCGCTGAAATCGGTGAAAAAACGGAAAGACCTACCAGCAATGTTTTTGCTTTCGCGGTAAAACGTTTGAAAGAAGATCTGGAAAAGGGAAACCTCTCTGAAGTACCAAAACAGTGAAGCACAAAATACTTTACGAATCACCGTATGAGTATGGTGTGTTCTCTAGTGAAACTCGCAAAAGCGGAAGGTTTTATGACTGCAATGGAGACAAACTTCCTTCAGTAACTACTGTACTATCTGGAACAAAAGAAGGAGACTTCTTGAAGAAATGGATAGACAAAGTAGGTGAGGAAGAAGCAGAACGTATTCGCCTCGAAGCTGCGGCCAGAGGCACATACATGCATAACATTCTTGAAAAACAAATCATCAACGGTGAGATTTGGGAATACAAGCCTGAGAACGCAGAGCAAAAGAGAGCTTTGAAGATGGCATGTACGATCATGGACCAAGGGTTTCCCAACATATCACAAGTGTATGGTTGTGAAGTATCTTTGTATTATCCTGATAAATACGCAGGTCAAGCGGATGTTATTGGTGTACACGACAACGATCTTTCTATCATAGACTTTAAGCAGACAAATAAACCAAAGCGCAGACAATGGGTTTGGGATTACTTTCAACAACTTGCTGCGTACTCTTTGGCCCACAACGAACTGTACGGCACAGACATACACAAAGGCGTAATTATGATGTGCTCAGTAGACTGCTTGTATCAAGAATTTGTTTTAGAAGGCAGGGAGTTTGACCGAGCCGCTGAAGCTTGGATGGATCGAGTAGAGAAGTTTAGTCTTCTGTCCAAGGAGTTGGAAGCTCGGGACTAGACAAAAGAGATATTTCACCACTGTCTAAAAAAGATTCTCTATCTGCTATTTGGTCTTCGGGCCACGGAATAGCGCTTTCTCTATCCTCTCTTATTCTTTCATAGTTGTCTTGAAACCTAGGAGGCAGTATCCAAGGAGTGAATATTCCTTTTTCTATGTTATCCAAAGTAGTGTTATCCACACCTTGAATATTGGTAAGCCTTGTATATTGTTCTTCAAGAATATCTGGGTCTACCTTTAATTTTTTAAGGTCTTGAAGTTTAAAATAAATATCTTGTTGTATAGTAAACCAAGCTCTTTGAGCATCATCGTATTGGTCTAAAATATATTCTTGCGTTATTCCTGTTTTTAAAACAGTTTCTGGAATAGCTGAATAGAACGAAGCGGGTGCTATGTTGGATTCTACATAACGTTTAAAAATACCGTCGTCTGTGTCAGTGATAGATGTGATGTAATATCTAACAGCCTCATTCGGATTTGCTGTACTCTGCGTCATACCAGCAATTCTTAATAAAGCTTGTATTTCTTCAACCCTTCTTCCGCTCTTCGTATATTGATCCTCGTCTTCAGAAAAAGCTTTTATTAAATCTCTACCTTGCCTGTATCCTCCTGGTCCAGCGTTGTCCAAACCATACACAAAAATTGTTTTTAACTTGTCACCAAGGCTATCGGTAGGATTATAAATTTGTCTACCTGTGTCTGTTTCATTGTTTATCAATTGAGCAGAAACTTCAGCTGCAATTGAAAGACCGTAATAATCTTCTAAAAATTGTATGGTAGCTTCAATAGAACCATCTACAATCGCTTCTGGAATGGAGGCTTGTTCTTCCCCTCTATCTCTTATAGAGCTATCAATTGCTGTATAAGCTCTTTGCAAAAAGGTAAACGGCATTAGGTAATCTAACAATATATAATCAAAACCTGTTCCATCATCTCTTACAGAACTTGTTGGTGCTCTTGTAGCGTTTTTGTTGTACTCCGCTCCAATTCCGTCTGCTGCTTCTAAGTCTTCGTCGTCTACATCATACATAACTTGACCTAAAGCAACCAATGCAGCAGGTAGTCCTACGATGGAACCTCCACCAATCAAAAGTCGTTTAGCTGCTTTTCTATGAAAAGGTCTTTGGTTTAAAAAAGACACATAAGGTTTGCCATCAGCTCCCATGTAAGCAGCCTTTTCTAAAGGCAAGCCAGCTTTTTCCATTAGCTCGTCAGGCACTCTATATGTCGCGTCTTTAACCTGCATTTGAACCAAGTTTCCACTGACTCTTATCATTTCTGTTGGGAAAGCAATAAAGTTTCCAAGAGGAAGTTTTCTCCAAAACTTTGCAAAAGCTCCAACATAATCATAGTTAGGAATAGTGTTTCTGGTTATATGCGCGGCCAAGTGTTTAGTGTAACTGTCTAAATCAGTCACGTTTCTATATAAAACAGCTGCGCTTGATTTATATGTGCCAATGTTTGTCGTCAACGTGCTTGAATAATCTCTTAAAATTTCAAGTTTCAACTCGTCTGTTAAAGGAGGAAACCCATTTGCAACAGCTGCTTCTGACATTCTGTTTAAAGAATTTTTTATTTCAATAATGTTTGCTCCCCATGTCATCAGTTTAAAGTAATCATCGGCGGCAGCGTAGGTTCCTTTAAGCTTTCTAAAGACGGAACCAACAGTTTTGTCTATAGCATAACCAGGCAAAGTCATAGCCGTGGTAAAAGCCGTTTCTGTGTTCAAATGTTTTAGTGAGTACAAAGCGTGCATTACTTTTTCAGCGGTGTCGTACTTACCCGATCCTATCTCATTAAAAATACCAAACGCGTCGTTAAGATTGGCACTTGTGTTTGAAATGCCAAGTTGTCTAGCAATCCTCATTGTAGCTCTGGCTTCTCCAGCCGAGTTTCCTTGCCCTACTATATTTCCATCTTTGTCGTAAGCAAGTCCCGGAAAAAGCTCTTGCATAATGGTGTTGTTTGTAAGGCTCCAATCTCCTTGAATTAAATGCCCTCCTGCCGCAAACATTAGTGCCGCACCAAAAAAGTTTCTGGTTTGGGTTCCCGGACTCAAGACAATCATTCCACCTTGAATACCTGCTTTAGCTCTTAAAAAAGTGTTTTGGTAAACATTTATCAAACCGCTCCAACTGTTCGCTTGTGACAAAGTATCTAATCCTAACTCTTGTGCTATTTCTTTAGTGGTCCACATACCTTTTAAAGGATTAAATTCATCTACGGTAGGTATCTCAAAATCAAACACCCCAGGAATTTTCTTTTGAGAAAACATCATTTCGCCAGGCATGTTGTTAAAGTTTTTAAGATCTCTATAAAAATTGTGCATCTCTATAAGTTTTGCAACACGAGAAATGCTGGTAGCTGTCATTAAAGTCGGATCGGTTATCTCTCCCATCAAACGTCTTACAGCAAAAGGTATTTTATATCTTTCTTGCAAAAGCTTTGGACCTTCTGGAAGATTTACCGCCGTCGCTTCGTTTTTCATTTTCATAACACCAGGAAGACTCGCCATATCAGCGGAAGAACTAAAATATGTTTGCGTTAAAATGTCGTCAACTATGTTTATAGCGTCCTGTCTTGTGAAAGTTGGATCTCCTGCGTTCATGGTTTCAAGAGAAACAATTGCAGATTCAATAAGGTTTTGAGCTGCTGGCGATTTAATAAAAGCAGCACTAAATTTTGGGTTGAATCCCAACTGGTTTTCAAACAAAGCAAAAGAGCTTACAACATAGGAGCCTAATTGATTTTCTAAAATCTGTCTTGTCGCTCCTTTTGCGTCTTCAACATCCCCTAACATCTCAGGAGGAAACTCGTTTAGTATTCTTTCTGTTAAAACATCTATTGATTTTCTTGCTCTAAGAGCAGCTTTTCTTAAAGGACTTGTTGGCAAATCTTGCGCAGCAACACTGGTTTTTTGGTTGCCTGCAATCAATGTTTTTAAATCATCTATTGCATCCGCGTTTTCTTCTGGGTTTTGTTCCAACAAATTTAACTCGTTTAAAGCCGCATTTTTTCCTTCTGGGTCTAGTTCAACCAAGGCTCCCGTTTTTCTAATAAAGTTTCTAACTTTTCTTCGTACTTCTTGTTCAGCTTCTAAAAACCTTTTTGTTTTAAACACACTGTCTTTTTTGGATGTTTCTTCAACCGCAGCAGCAATAATGGCTTTTTCTAAATCCGTTGCCATTTCTTTTGCTGTTTGGTTGTGTGCTCTTAAAGCTGCTTGAGTTTGTTTTTGTTTAGCCGTTGCTATTAGACCCATCTTACCCATTGGTCTAAACAAAGCAGACAAACGTCCTTTTGCTTTTGTAATAAACTCTCTTTGATCTAGAGGTCTACTGCTTCCAACAAGTCTCATACCTATAAGTTCTGAGTTAGGTATTTTTGAAATAGGGTCTACAATCAACTCATCAATTGTTTTTCCTTGATAATTATTTTCAAATTCGTTTGAGTCAATGCTGGCGTCTTTACCCGTTGCAATTAATTTACCTAGATTTTTTTCTGCCAATATTGGTCTACCACCTTCTTCTTGTGTCGCCTCATCAATTAAGTTTTCCAACTCTTTGTTTTCTAAAAACTGTCTTTGAAAATAAATTTTTCCTTTTTCATTTCCTAAATCATCGTACAACATAACTCTGGCAGACATGGCGTTGCCTTGTTCAGACAAACTGTCTCTTGTGTTTATATCTATAGGCAAGCCTTTGGTTTCGTCCCCTTCTTTTCTTTGAACATTTATATCAACAGGGCGAGTCATTTTTTCGTTTTTCATTCGATTTAACTCGTTTATAGACATAAGTTCTGCAATTTCAAAAGCAAGTTCTGTGTTGCTCATTGAAGAAGTGTTGTCTATAGAATCTCTTGGACGGTTTCTTTGAACAGCTCTTATCAAAGCTTCTCTGTCATATTTTTCAGACAGGTTTTTTATGTAATTTCTAAAGCCCGCTTTTCCCTCTAAAGATATAGTGATTGGCCCAGGAGCTGATTCTTTTTGCTGCATTTGAGAAGTCGCGTTAGCAAAAGCTTCTATTGAATCGTCCCAAGCTCCTTCCATTTCAGGGTTGTTGTAAAAGTTTGAATCAAACGCAGCAGGAGTAAAACTGTATCGACCTTGGCCCCCCGCCCAAAGTGTGTAGTTACTCCAAGTCTCTTCAGGAGTTGCACCTTGAAACTCTCTTGACACATAGTCAAAAAGCTCTTGACCAGCCATAGACTCAAATAGTTTTGTGTTTTCTTTAAACCGCTTTTCAAACGTTTCTTCGCTACCCAAATCCATTTCAAGCGCTTCTTTTTCTGCGACTTCTTGAAACTGTGTTTTGTAGAAACCTTTTAATTTTTCAAAAATTTGGTCCGTCGTATCTCCAGGCAAAACTGTAATGTCATTTTCTTCTGCTGCTTTCTTCAAAATGTCCATGTCTATAACAGCGCCTTCAGACAAATCTTGTCCTTGAGTTTCTAAATACTCCATGAGTTGTCCTTGGGCAAAAGTTTCGAGAGTTTCTTCTATAAGTTCTTGGCTGTCTTTAGCCATCTTCTCTCGTTCTTTTATGTTTTTATATTTGGTGTGTCTTCTGTTTACACTAGAAACAACAGCAGGCGCCTCAAAAGCAAGCTCTCCCGCAATGCCCGAAGCAATACCAGTAGTAGGATCCAATGTCGGATCAACATATTTTTTTGTTAATAAGTTTGAAGAAACATTGTCTCCAGTTTCTGCCCCAGCTTGTAATACTGCTTGTATCAAAGATCTTTTAAAAGGCTCTATTGATCTACCAACAAGAGCAAGAGGAAGAGTTGCGGCATTGATGATTGAACTTAAACCAGATTTTTTAAGAGCGTAAAGCTCTGCTCCCTCTTCGTCGTCGGGATTTTCTTCTAAATATTCAAAATACGAGTTTCCAAAATCTTGAGCAAATACTGTAGCGCCACCGCCCAACATGCCTCCAGCAAGCGCTCCAGCAGGGCCACCCATTAAGAAACCAGCTGTGGCTCCTGTTCCAGCGCCAGCTAAAAAAGGAACAGAACCAGGTATTGCTTCTCCCAAAGTTTTAGCCCACCATTTTGAATCAGACAGATTTTTAAACTGCTCTGCTCCAGCGTCTCCATACTTTGCTCTGTAAACCTCTCTCGCTGCCGCTTCTTCTAATTCTTTTATTCCTTCTGCTCTTTTTTGAGCATCTTCGCTTTCCGCATCATCAATCGCTTGCTTTGTTTGTCTAAAAGACATCCTAGTAGCGGCGCTTCCTTTTTTAAGACTTTTAGCAAATATCTCTCCAAGCCCTAGCTCTTCGCCTTCGGGCAAATCTTTTTCTTCTTCAGGTAGTGTTTTTTCAGGAAGATCTTGATTGGCAAGGATTGTTTGTCTTCGCCTTAACTGTTCCTCAGTGTAGGGCATGTTACACTCCTTCGTTTACAGGCTCGTCTACAGGTAGTGCTCTAAATTCGTTTACATAAACAGAAGACTGTTTTGGATCAAAGGTTCCAGCTGCTCTAATTTTAGCGATGATAAAGTCTGCAAAACTTGTTGGCGCTCCGTTGTATGTTTTTATTACAGCTAAAGTACGGTCATGCGCCTCAACAATGTCGCTGTGTCCTTGCATAGCAAAAACCACAGACGCGTGATCCGTAGAAGAAGAGTTACCTAGTTTTCTTTCCTTTAAAAGGTCTTGAGAACTGGACATAACAGATTCATAAATCTTTTTCTTGTCTATTATAGGACCTTCATCGTCATCAAAAATAGCGTCTCTTATAGTAGCTGTAAACTGTGGGCCTTGTCCTTGTGCTCTGCTACTTAACTGATTTCCAAGTCGAATCATTTCAAGTTCGTCTGCTAGCACCTTGTCTCGCGCTGTTGCTTGATTTGCTCTATAGGCGTTCATCTGCGACGCAAACCCAAGTATGCCTCCTTGTTTTGTTTGTGGCATCACTGCTGATTTTTTTGCTAATTCTTTACGCTCTTCTATAATATTGTTTATTCTTTCCATTAACTGTTGTTGTTTTGTGGTGTCTACTTGTTGAGTACCTAACAAAGCAGATCCTCCCGCTTTTAAAAGTCTTTCTTTCTCTTCGTTAGAAAGCCCTTGCCACACATTCCAAGGAAAAGAACCTAGTCCATATTGCGCAAGATCTTCTGGCTTTTGAACCAAACCAGCCAATGTTGATCCTCCCTCTTGCATACCCGGAGCAGTAAGCATGTTTTTAATTTCTGTTAAAAAACTAGGTGTCAAAAGTTGCTCGTTAGGAAACGCTTCTGTGATACCAAATTCTTTTTTCAATTTTTGCAAAGAATTAGAATAAGCCACACTCATGTTTTTTAAATAGCTTTGTACTTTTTCCATGTCTTTGGTTTTCATAACAAAGCCAGAAATTTCGTCGTAAAAATCTTGCTTTAAGTTTTTCAAAGCGTTTTCAAAACCACTAGGTCCTTGGTCCTTGGACATTTCGCCCATACCCATGCCCATAGGTTTAGTTTCCATTTTACTGATGTCTTCGATTGAAGGATTGGTCATGCTCGCCATGGTATTAAGCGCCATGTTAATGTCTTGATCGCCTTGCTCAAAGAGTTGTGTGGGCATCACTTTACCACCCATTTGATAACGCTTACCGTCCATAACGTTTTCTTTTTGACCTTTGGTCATCTTGTCCCAAATAGAAAACATTTTTTTGCGTTCCACAGGTGTTGCGCCAACAGCTCCCCCACCTCTGTAGCTAGGATAAGGTACAGTGCCTCCGCTTTGCATATCAACGGCGGAAGAGAACATTTTACGTCCTTTCCAAGCCATTAAACGTACCCAAGCATCTTAAACAAGTCTGCTAAACCACCGCCAGCTTGAGAACCGTAAATAGTTGTAGCTCCTTGTGGAATCATTCCAAGCATACCTTGATACATTTGCATACGTTTCCAAGGCTCCATAGCCATTTCTTGTGCGCCTTTATATTGAGAATCATACATTTGTTGTTGTATGTCTCTGCCTTGACTTCCAAGTTGACCAAACTGGTTTATTTGATTCATAAGGCCTTGTTGTCCTTGCATACCTAAATCAGCAAAACCTCGTCCCATTTGTCCCATTTGTCCTCCAAGTTGACCTAAACCTTGTCCAGCTCTTTGTGCCAAATTTTGTGCTTGAGTATAGCCTTGTTGCCTTATGCCACCAACCGCTTCCATCATACCTCGACTGGCCTGTCTTTGTCTTTCTTGTTCCATAAGACGTCCACGAGAACCACCAAACGCACCAGAACCTACGGCTCCTGCTCTATCTTGCAAGCCTTGTTGAGCGGTGGCTTGTTGCATGTCTCTCATAGTTTGTTGAACTACTTGATCTTCATACGGATTATAAAACTGTTGTGCTGCCATCGGATTATACATTCCTTGTGCCTGTTGCAAAGCTCCAAAGCCTTGTTGTGCCATGCCCGCACCTTGTTGTAAATACGGTGCAAATCCTCCAAGACCGCCCGCCAGTGCTCGCGCTTGCATTTGGTAAGGATCGAGTCCAGCAACTTGTCTGATTGGAACAGGAATAGGTTGATTGGCTAAACCCGCTGCTGATTCTAAAAACCCACGACGCATTGCCCCAGCATAAGGCTGGTCATAATAAGCTGTTGTTGATGGATCTGAATAACTTGCCATCTAACCCCCCATTGAATTGATTTGTTCTAGTGTCGGTATGCCTACTGCATCTACCGCTTCTCTACGGATAACAAACTCACCCGGCTCTAGTTTTGCAAAAGTAATATCACCTGGTCTGTTTTTTATAGAGCCTCCGCTTTTGTAACCCATTTTTTGTACTACATCGGGTCTAACTTTAGCCAACGCAGCTAAACCTTTGTTTGGAAATTTTTTGCTTCTCCACCTTTCATCATTCCTGGTGCGTTTCCATAACCTACTCCTGGAAGCAATGCAGGCTGTAGTTTTGTAGGTTGATAATCTTGATAATTAAAGGGTTGTGCTTGTCCGTAAGCTTGTTCTCCTATGGGAACCGATCCTCCACTTCCGCGTTGATCTTTTAACAACGATTTCATCATAAGATAATCGACCAAAGGGTTTCCAGAACCTTTTCCACCTAAAAAAGACCCTAAAAAATTTCCACCGCCAAGTCCTAACAAACCCAAAAGTCCGCCAAACATGTCTTTAAGTTTAGGTCCTAAAGTCCCACCAAAAATTCCTGTTTCTGTTCCAGTTCCGTTTGTTCCTGTTCCGTTTGTTCCTGTGTCGCCATTACTACCACTACCGTCTCCAGGTGTTGTATCTACATCATCAAACAAACTATCTATATAGTCATCTATGTCAAAATCATAATCATAATCAAAATCATAATCACTTAAACCAGAGCTAGAAGACATAGATGATGTGTCTCCAACAGGAAAGTTTTCGTCAAGATACTCGGTGTACAAACGCGTATACTCATCTTGAGGAGTTGTTGCAGCAAAGCTCAGTAGCTCGTCAAGAGTCAAATCACCACCATAAACAGAACTATCCGCCATTCCTGCCGTGTTGGAAGCAGATAAAGCTCCAGACGAAATTAAATCTTCTAAAGTAGGATAATTAGATGTTTGGTCGAGATTAAATCCAGCAGCCCCTAAAACAGACGGAGATATAAAATCAATGTAATTTCCAAACAAGTTAGAAATTCCACCACCAACAGCGTCACCAATAGCGCCATAATCCGATACAGGCGGAGGTGTGTACGACGTATCAACCGAATCATCAATGATATCATCAATGATATCTGAATAGTCGTAATCGTAATTAAAATCTACCATTTGCTTGTTCCTGTTTTCGTTTTATTCTAGCATGTTTTTTTGCCAATGTTTATTTTCTTGAAGCCCCACCACTACTTATTTTCCTGTTTAGCCCAGAGCGATCATATTTTGCCTCTTTCCCCGTTAAGGCTCTTGCTGCGGCCCTTTTAGCCAACATTCTTCCAATATTGCTTGCCCTTAGTCCTTGGTTCGTGGACTGTGCAGCACCGGGCACTAAACCATACATATAAGCACTGGGATCACCGCCTGTTTCTGCTATTCTGTTTGCAAGGCTTTCGTTAGCGAACTGTTGCACTCTGGCCGCTCTTTCGGCTCTTTCTCGTGCGTTTGTTTGGGCCTGTGTTTCTCTCATTTGAGCAGTGACTTCGACAGGCTGTATATCTGGATACATGTCTACATTTTCAGCTTCTTTTTCTGCAAAAGACTTTATTGGTAATATTCTAGCAAACAAGTTTCTAAGTTGTGGCCCTAGTCCTTGGCCCAATATACCCCGTTGTCCTTCTATTCTAGGCTGTATTCTATTTAACAAATAACCAATTCCTGCAATCTGCGGAAACATTTGAGCAAACTTAACTCTGTTTGCTATTTGACTTGCTGCACCAAAAGGATTCTTTTTAAAAGCTTTGTCAAGACCTAAACCTCCAATACCAGACGTTCCATATCCTAATAAACCTCCTTGATTGCCAATCAAAGAAACAATTGGTCCATATTTCTGAGCCATTTTCTTAATGGCTTCTCTTCGTAAAAACTCTCTTGCTATACCTTTTCCACCACCAAAATTAGGATCAAAAATACCCGCACCAATTATGTTGGTGGTGGGGTCCATTTTCATAATGTTTGCAAGAAGTTGTCTTCTCCACGCTTTTTGTCTTTCACGAATTGCTTGAACAGCGGCTGAAGGTTCTTCTTCCTCTGTTACCATAACCGAACCACCTGACTGATACCCCTTGTACCCAGAAGCATACGCAGCTCTCGCTTGTTTAGCAGCTTGAGCTTTTGTCGGATAAACCTTTCCAGATTCACCCCACTTGTATCCTCCTTTTACTTTCTTAATAGGCATTATAATATTGGGACCGTTGTAGTACCATTTGTTGATATTGTTACATTTCCGAGTTGTCCCGTGGCTTTCACACCTTTTCCGTCTGGTGCGTATAGTGTTTGCCACGCATATCCATCAAAAACTTGCAGACTGTCTTCTGTCAAATTCCAAATAATATCTCCGTGACTAAACAAGTTTTGGTCGCGAGTAGTATTAGTATACTGGTAAGTTGCTGTAGGATCAAAACCTTGTAGGTTTAGTTCTAAAATTCTTACCAACCTATTAAAAACAACAGAGTCAACATCTCCCACTGCTGTAGGCAAACGTGTATCAAGCAATCGTGCCATTATCTCCTACCATCCGGTCTGGTGTTTAATCGCATATCTCCAAGTCTCCATCCCACACCAAGCCTTACTTCAGTGCTTGCGTCGTCGTCAGACTCTAACCTAACCACCGCTTGTCTTGCCCGACCTCTCAAATCTACTTTCTGTGTGCTTTCGGTTACTTGGCTTGTGCTTTTGGTTGTTAAGCTCTCGTTTGGATAGTTTCTAGTTTTTAACACAAAATTAACCGCTTGATCTGAGCCCCCATTACCTAAGAAACGCACATCTGGTATAACGTTTTGTATTTGTGTGTACGCGTTTCCTATGCCGTCCAACGAAAAATCAGCCGATTCAATGTAAACGTTGTCCATAGGCGTTCCGTCTGCATCGTTTCCAGTCTCGTGTTTGTAGACATAGTTATATGTATCTGTGCCCGTGGCTCTTGGGAAAGGCTGCACGCCTTCGTCTAACCAAGCAAAGCGCGTCATTTGTCCATAGTACCAAACGTTTTCTTGGTAATTAAAAACAACATATCTGTCTATTTCTGTAGAGCTTCCAGAAGGGTAGAACCAACCGACCTCGTTAAACTGTCGATTTAAATAACCAAACACTTTAAACGATTGGTTTTGGTTAAAATCGTTAAACACATAGTTGTGCACGGAACAAGGCACTCTTGAAACCGAACCGTTGTAATTATAAAAGCCAGAACGATCCATCCAGTATACCCCTGCTGGCGTATTAACAGCAGCTTTAGGAGCAACCATACCTACTCCCTGATTAATTAGGTTTACGCCAAAAGTGTAGGGAGGACCAATAAACTGCATACTATACAACGCATCATCTGTCCAAATCAGTATCTCTTGCCGAGAACGAAGCGCGCCAATAATTTGTGTCCCAGCAGACAAACGCAAAGAGCCCGCCGTGTTTGTTGAAGTGGGCTCCCAATCATTAATGTTTTCTTGGTCTGACCAAGCAATAAACATAGGATCAACAACACTGGTTCTAGCTACCCCTGCATCATCTAATGGGTCTGCGCCTAAACAAATAACATGCCTGTCGACGTCGCTAACAAGCACTTGCAAAGCAACGGTTGGAGGAAGAATTGCACCTAAATCCGTTAAACTTTGAGCACGCACACTTGTTCCGCTGTTCTCGGTCCAATAAAAAATACCCCCTGCTCTTGGGTTTATAACTAAGTCTTCACCAAAATTATCGTGCGTCCATATTCTTAATTGGTTATTAAACGCAAGTGCAGAAGCAGAACCAAACGTACTGTCGCCCCAAGCTCCAGCACCATAGCCTGAACCAGAAACATATTCATCTAGTCCTACACTGATTTGATAAGCGCCAACGACACTTGATCCACCGTTTCCAGAATCACTCGCGTTTGCTGTTACAGTAGAATCAGAAGTGTCTTTTGCCGTAATTTTGTAACTGTTTGCATTAACAATAGAATCAATAGAGTATTCTTGGTTGAGTACAGCAGCCGTAACATTTCCTCCAAGACTGGCTGCACCACTAAAAGTTACATAATCTCCTTTACTTGCTCCGTGCGAAGTATCGGCTACAGTCACTGTAGAGGAACCGTTTGTTGCTGAAAAAGTTACGTCCCCCGCCGAAGTCGTGGCTCTTATAGGTGTTATGTCGTAAAAGTTAGTTCCGTCTTTAACATAATATTTTACCGTGGTTCCAAGACTTAAATATTTTGTACCGCCCAAGGAAACCCATGCGTGCAAAGCTCGCCCTGTTCCTAAATATGTATCTGTTTGTTCTTTTTCCCAGCCCCCTATTTTTTCTGGGAAGCCTTTACGAAAACGCACCAAGTTAGAATCAAACCAACCACCTTGAGCAGAAAACGCAGTTCCTTCCCTATTTATTCCTGGAATAAGTTTGTATTTAGAGTACGGCATTTATATATATTATCCTTTATTTTTTAACTAGACTACCACCAAAATACATACCAATAATGGCGGACACCAAGTTTGTATCCAATTGTGTAATGACCAAGCCCTCAAATGTAACCCATTCAAAAACTTCTCGTCCTTCTTTAAAAAACCAAAAACCCGGCATCCAATTTGTATAGCCAACAGTCACAGACACATCAGGAGCGTACACAGCTACCAACTTTGGCAAAAGAATAATTGCAAAGATTGATGTTAGTGCAATAACTCTACGAGTAAAAGTAAAGCCTTTGTCTTGAACATTTCTTGCAGCTTCAATTGCTTTGAGTTGAAACTCCCCTCTAGTAATAAGTAATTGTTGTTCGTCCGCTTTCGCTTTACGACTTTGTGCCCATATACTTAGTAAACTACTCAACAAAGTTGAGCCGAGCATTGTGATTATCTCAAACGGAAAACCCACTTCATTACTAAAAGTACTTTGTTTTTTTGCGTCGGTCTGGCATTACTGCTCCACAACCTCTTGCAATTTTAGCTTTTGGCACCACGCCCCCAGACATCTTCTTAGGCCAGCCTGCTTGCATATCAGCGTATGCCTCTTTGGATATAGTCGAGTCTTTTTTAGAACGACTCTTGCCTGCTTTCTTTCTTTTGTTTATGTTTTCTACCAAGCTCATATCAACACTTCCATCTTCTTCTAGCAGCTTTGCCTCTTTCGCCTTTCCATCCTTTTGACCGAGCACAAAAAGACTTACGTCGTTTTGCGGCTTTACTGCCTCTTTTAACTTTCCCTGTAACCGCAGTTTTTAACTTTGATCCAGGATTCTTTTTTCTATAGGCCTTGACTCCTTTTTTGGTCATGCCTGCGCCCTTTTTAGTAGGACGGTAGTTTGCGCCTTTTCCTTTCGTAGTGCGTCTTATTGACTTCGTTTTTCTTTTACTTTTACTTTTTCTTTTTGCCGCCATGCGTTTTTTGAACATCAAAACTTGCATAAAGACTTGCACCCTTATGCGGTTTATATTTGCCCGTATGTTTCATCAACTTAGGGGCCCCTCTTTTTTGTTTCATCCAATGAAACCCTTTTGGTGCTTTTACTTTCATAAATAAGAGTATAAATTAAAAAGAGAAAACGCTCAAAGGTTTCTCCTTTCCTTTGACTTTTATTTTGTCAACAAACTTTAAATCAAAAGCACAAAACCGAGCCGTGTCTTCTCCTACCAATAAACTAACTCCCAGGTCCTTGGTCCCTGATTCAAGTCTCGCTGCCACATTAACCGCATCGCCTATCGCAGTGTAGTCAAACCGTGTTTCCGATCCCATGTTTCCTATCACAGCTTTGCCTGAATTAATTCCTATACCTATTTCTACAGGAGGTAAACCTTCTTCTTCAAGCTCTACGTTTAATTCTTTCATGTTATCCATGATTAACTTTGCACAAAGCAATGCTTTTGTTTCGTGTGCAGGTTGATCTAAAGGCGCGTTCCAAAATGCCATCATTGCATCACCAATGTATTTATCAACAGTGCCTTCAGCTCTTTGCACCGCTTTTTGTTGTGCCGTCAAAGCTTTGTTCATAATGTATGTCACTTGTTCGGGTGGTAGTGTTTCTGACATAGCTGTGAACCCTCTTACGTCTGTGAACAAGAATGTTGCATATCTTGTCTCTCCTCCAAGGACCAAGAGCTCTGGATTGTCTTGCAGTTTTTTAACTTGTCTGGGGTCGAGATAGTGTTCAAACTGTTTTTTAATCTCTTGCCTAAGTTTGTACTGTTCTCTAAAGTTTAAATAAAAGCCAACGGATCCCGCTATAAAGCCAGCGATCAAGGGCCAAGTGACGTCGATCAATAAATTGTTTTGCACCAAATAATAGCCACCGCCAGCAACGATTCCATTCAACATAAAGAAAAAGAACAGTCCAGAACTTACACCAAACTTAACCACAAAAATCCATGCCAAAGAAACCACTGCTAAGTAAACACCTAACTCAGCCAATAAAGCGTAATCAGGGATCATCGGACTGTCTTGTATCAATATGGATTCAGACAACGCGGCTTGTATCTTGTGTGGCTCTACTAAGCCAACAGGTGTGGCGATTTGTGGCATCACACCTTTTGCTGTAACACCTATAAATATAAAGCGGTCTTGAATTAAGTCTGTGTTTTTGATGTCAGCAAGAGAAAACTCAGGAGTCTTCACCCAACTAATCCATTTTCTTCCCAAGGTGTCGGTCTTAACTGGAGGCAGTCCCTTGACTCTAATCTCTTGTATACCTGCTTCTGAAGTTTTTATTAGGTAAGTGTCTGATCCAGTTAAAACCTTCAGAACCTCTGTGCCGTAGGCAGAAACCCAACCGTCAGGGGTTCTTAGTAATAATGGCATTCTTCTCACCAATTGGTCAACCTCTGTTGGAGCAACTGCAATACCTTGATATGCAGCTTCTCTTAACAAAGGTGTGTTTTGTACAACACCTTTTGCCTTAAATCCCCCACGATCTTCGCCTAATATAACGGTGCCTGTGGTAAGTGGGTACTCACCGTTGTCGTTTTCAAAAGAAGCTAAAACGCTGGGAGCAGAGGCAAGACTTTCTGCAAATGCCAAATCGCCATTAAAACGATCTGGTTGAGGAAAGGCAATAACCCAACCAACACCCAGTGCACCTTTATTAATAAGCTCATTTTGTATTTCTGCTAAACGTTTTCTTGGAAACGGATACCCGCCTTCCTGTTCTACATCTTCCTCTGTAATGTTTAATATTGAAAAATAGTTTGATGGTTGTTTTTCTGCAACCATGGCATCAAATGTTTTCAGTTTTATTGTTTCATAAAAAGCTGGGTTGTACACCAACGGCAAACCCAAAACGAGCAACAAAACCATGAATACTTTTGTTTTAATCACTTTGGTTAATGGTTAGTGTTTTATTGCAGTTACTGCTACAGTTATAGTTTACTGTGATTGATTTGTTGGTTGCACCTGATTGACTTGCGGTGACATCGTAATCATCGGTGTAAAAGTTCAGCTTCATATAATGATCGCCACTTCCAGTCTGTGTTATGGTCGCATCATTGTTGTCTGCTGAATTGCTTGCATATATCTTGGCATAGTGTTCACCGCTTCCTGATTGTGTAATTGAGAAGTTTGAGTTATCACCGAATGCCCTAATCTCTCCTTCCTTGTCATCTCCTGTTTGTGTAATTTCATATACGTTATTATCACCCTGCATATAGATTTCAGCATCGTTGTTGTTTCCGTTTTGCACAATGTCCATATCGTTTCCATCATCATCGGCATCTATATAACCAAAGTTATCATTGCCATCTTGGTCAATCTTGTATTCATTTCCTGTGTGATTTGCAACTTGGCTGTATGCTCTGGCTGTGTTTGAAGTCCCATCTTGGTCTATGTCTATCGTGGCATTGCTACATTTGTGTGTGGTGTAGGTGCCTTGAGACAAACCGCACCAGACTCTTGCTGTGTTGCTGTTGCCTATTTGATCAATGTGTATAAGCGAAGAATTGCCTTTGGTTCTTATCTCAACGTTGTTATCGCCCGCATGTACACAGAAGGAAAAACTAATCAGACTGATTAATAATAATCTCATTTTCACCGCCCCCGTTTGTTTTTATGCTGATTTGTTTACCAGCAGAAAGTATTTCAATATTATAGCCTCCAGTTTTGTCAAGCTCTAGGTCAATCGTGTTTTCTACTTGTCTTACTAAAGATAAAACTTCTCCCTCAACAAAAGTGTAGACCTGTGCGTTTTGGTCAAAACCCGCAACGATTCCTTCCAATCTTACACCATCAAGTTCACTGGCCTCTTCTTCTTTTTTACCTAGGTCTTCTATGATTTCTAACAAGTCTTGCAGAAAGTCTACAGCCAGTAGGTCAATATCTAACCTAGTGATCTCTTCTTCTAGCTCGTCTTTTGATAAATCGCTGTCATCGTCTAAGTCGTTTTCCTCTAATAAGTCTGTGTCCAGCACATTGCTGGATGTACCGCTTTGTTCGTCAACCGCCTCTTGCACTTCATCTGGAGGGTTTACGATCAATAAATTGTCTATAAAGTTTAAAGAAAGGTTGGCCAGAGTGACGGGTTGTGTAGGCGGTCTTTCTGCAACACTGACCATCGTGGCTTGAAAAGGTTGGTTTAAAACTTCGATTCCGCCTGCGGTTTCCACGCTTATAGACCCCGATGTTGTACCGTCTGGGTTGGGTAAAAGAATAATTAAAGACCTACCTAGCTCATCTACAGTTGTTGTGAAATCAGTGCCTCGAATAAATATAGAGGCGGAAGGAGTCTTAATAGAAATGTTTTCTTTGTCTATCTTCCCCAACGCACCTGTAATAAAGCGGGCAGTTCCGCTCGCCATTTTGAGTGCCATTTTGCTTTTAGATGGATCAGGATCGAATACATACTCATCAATAATGATTTTAGAGTGCTCAGTAAGACGTATGACAGAAGAATCAAGAAACGTAATGCCAAGCCTACCGTTACCAGTGCGCACATCATCGTAACTAAGAATATCCAGGGAAGTTCTAGCTGAAAGTCGATCTTCTTGGTTTGCTCGTAAAACCTCTCCAATACCTCTAAGTTCAGATATTTCACCTACTTCGGAGTAAGCGTTAGATACTAAAAAATATAGTATTAACAGCCACTTGTGCACTGATCAATGTCTATTGTTGCGTTGCTTGTGGTTGATGTAAGAACCACCACACCTGAAGTGCTTCCAGTGCTGTTGGTTTGATCAATGTCAATATTGTTTGTGCTACCAGTAATATCTGCTGTAATTGAGTGGTCAGAGTTTCCTGTTTGAGTCGTGTCTATATCGTTTGAATCGCCATCAACATCCCAATTGTTTATACAACCAACAACCTCACAAGTTGCATTCAGGTCGTTTGATGTGCCTGATATAACAATGTCTTGATTACCTGCGGTGGCTGTTGCTGCTGCACCCTGAGTAAAGGTTACTGCATTTGAATCACCTGTTGCAGCATAATCAAAATCAGTGTTAGCAACATCACCGCTTGCGCCCAATGCCAATGTAGTTGTATTGCTATCACCTGTGGTTGTTGCTGTAAAACTGGTGCTATTACCTTGTGCTACTGAAGCAGCCATTGTATTGCTGTCTCCCACTTGATCTATGTCCACAGTCATAGACGTACCTGTAAACGTAGCTCTTGTTTGGGATGTACCAACCTTGTTAGTGTCTCCAATCTGATCAATGTTCATCGTCAAACCTGTTCCAGACTGAGTGATATAGATGTCATTGTTTCCTGCGTTTACAGAAAACACAGCAAACAATAAAACTAAACTAACTAACTTCTTCATAATTGAAATCCCACATTTCTTGTTCTAGACCTTTTTGTATCAGAGTATAGACGGCCTCTTCGATGGCTACTCTGGTTGCGTATCCCATTGCTTCGTTTTCTGTGTAGCCTGTTTCAACTTCGACAAGTTCGGTCCCCATTTCTATGAAGCGAAACACATCACGGCTGACACCTGCGCTTAATACGGTTTTGCTTACCATACAATTTAACACAACTTCCCCTGTTTGAACAAGAACAGCTCGCAAAGACACAGTAATTTCATCTTTTCTCCATTGGTTTTTTGAGCCTATTCCTAAGTATCTTGCACCGTTTCCACCTGTTCCTATGTTGGTGTCGTATTCAACAATCGCGCCTTCAATGATAAGACCAGCAAACAATAATGGTTTTAATATGTTTCCACCTTCACCATCATAACTTTGCCTAGTGGATTTTATGAGCTGGCGTTCACGAGTCAATGCGTCTAAATTGTTTCGTTCTACGACCACGAACCAGTTTCCTCTGCCTGCACTTCTCAAAGAATCAATCAAATAATGGTCTGCTCCTTGGGTAACAGCGGTGCTAAACAAAGCCATCTTTTGTGAACTTTTACGTTGACCAGTTAGATCTTGAAATTTATAAACAGCAATAACTGCTTTTTGGTTTGGAGCCGGAAGGTTTACCAATTTCTCATGTGACGGACGTACAATCTTTGCTTCTTCAACACATTCCAAAAAATTAGCGCACCCTGTATGCCCTACTGGAGCAAAACTTGCACAGCTAGAAAGCAGTGGCAATAAAAGAACTAAATACCACACTCGCCCGAACATACGCCTAATATTCCAATTGGAATAATAATCTCAGTTATTGTTCCGTTTTCATCAATAACAGTGAGCGTTATATTAATGCCATCATTAACAAACCTTATAATGCTGCCTTCTAATTCAAACTCTCCACCTGTGCCTCCTTTTTCAGAATCAAACAAAGACTCAGCAATGTCTCTTGATAGTTGTGAGTAGATTCTTGATTCTAGGTTTCTTAAAAATTTTGCAAGGGTTGTATTCTCAGCTTCGCGTTCTGCTTCTTTTAAAGCATCTTCAATGTCTTGAGCAATTTCATCTCTTCTGGTTTTTTCTTGCTCGTCAATGGTCAGGTAATGAGAAGAAGTGCCGATGCCACTAAACGATGGGTTTTTAAATTCGTGTACAAGATCGTCCCCAACGACAGTCGCTGTGAACCCTAATAAAACAATTATCGAATAATATATTAACCACTTCATTTTTTCTTTTTTTCATTCTCTCGCATCTGTAAAACAGTGTTGACCTTCTGTTGTAATCTTATCATATCGTTGTCCAACATTCTTACTTGGTCAATGAGTTTGATGATTGTCATGTGCATGTCTTTGATTGTTGGGTTAATGACTTTTGTTATTGTAACCCATACAAAGTAAACAAAATAACCAAGCCCAACCATTGCTACAATGGGAAACCCAAAATCTGCGATCAATTGTGAGACGTTCATTAGTCTCGCCTAGCATCAATGGATCCGTCTTCTACAAAATTTTCTGTTCTGGCTATTCGATCCAGGTCTGGTGCTAACTCTAAAGCTGCGCTTACACTAGTGTCGAGTCTTATCATGTCGTTGTTGATTGTTTTGACTCTTGTAATCAGGCTTTGTGTAAACCCTTTAAGCGTTTTGATTTGGTTCACCACACCGTTCATAATTTGTTTCATAATAATGAATATAAAAGCACCAGCGACTAGGGCTCCCGCTATAGGGGCGCCCACTTCAGAAATTAAGGTAAAAGCGTCTTTCATAAAAGACCTAGCGCGACGAGTGTATCCCAAAGAACGTATGCAAAACAAACCCAAAACCCTTTTTTATAAAAATCGTGTTTGAGGTATAGCTCTTTTGGAATAATTCCTCTTTCCGCTAGGTCTTTCACAAGGCTTACTTATCGCCTGGTTTTTGCTTGGCCTTCCAGACATTTAAAGCACACATGTCAACCAGCTTGTAAAGCTTGCCAATCCACACGTCGTCTTTAGGAGTCGGCGTCACAGCAGCAATAATACTTGCCCCTGAGATAATGGCCATCACCATAGCGATTATGTTTGCAATCATTTCCATTTTATTCCCCTGTTATTACTTTAAAGATTATGCCCGCCATACTTAGCACGAGCGTAATCAAAGTTAGCAGAATGAATTGTTCAAGTCTAGTAACTCTGTGTATAACTTCTAGCCAACGTTCCGCACAAACAGCTTCGTGTTTTTCTATTTTGGCGTTGACTTCAGCTACAGATAATCTGCTCATGCTGCCTCTACTTCCCAACAATTAAGATTAGAAGCAACTGTTCGTCTTTCGCCTTCGCCTTTAAATGGATAAACCATGTGAGAAAGCCAGGATGGAAATAAATACAGTTTTCCGACTTCAGGTTGTACTTCAAAACTTTGTGGTGGTCTTAATCGTTCTAC